CAGATTTAGACATTGAATTTTATGAAATAAGATATTCTATGGGATCTGGATCTACAGAGTGGTTTAATACTTCTCCTTTAGTTCAAGTACCTAGAAGAAAATCAAATAGTGTAGTTGTCAATGCATTAAAACCACCATTTAATTTATATATCAAAGCAGTTGACAAACTTGGCAATGAATCAGCTAACGCCACTTTAATAGCTTCTAATGTAATAGCTTTACAATCCTTTGAAGATATTTCAACAATCAATGAAGAAACTGCATTTGCTGGAACATTTACTAATTCATTTAAAGGAGAAGACAGTAATGGAACGCCAGCAATAACGTTAGATACAATAACACTTTTTGACAGTCGTAGTGGTAATTTTGATGATGCAGATTCTAGTGGATTTTTTTTTGATACAGGAGGATTAGCAGACAATATCACAGGATCAGGTAATTATGTTTTCTCTAATACATTTTCTTTAGATGCAGTTTATGATGCCACATTTCAAACACAAATAACAATGGAATCAGATGATCCTTACGATTTATTTGATTCTGGTAGAGGAGCTTCCCTTTTTGATAGTGCTCGTGCACCATTCGACGGTAATGCACCTACAAATAATAATGCCATAATTCAAATAGGAGCTGATGATTCTAGTTTATCTAATATAACTTCTTTTAGTACAGTTTCACAACAAGGAACATTCAAAGGTAGATTTTTTAAATTTAGATGTGTGATGGAGTCTTCTAATAATAATGCAAGACCTGTAGTTACAGGATTACAAGCTAAATTAGTATTAGAAAAAAGAACTGAAACAGGAGATGATATTGCATCAGGAAGTTCTACTAAATCAGTTTCATTTACAAATGCCTTTTTCCAAATTCCAAATATTACAGTAACAGGGCAAAATTT